GTTCTTCTGCATACTTTTTCTTTTTGTAATCCCCGTCATGCGTATCGTCGATGATGATGATGGGGGGCGCGTAAACGGTGACGTTTCCCGCCACTCCCGTCGCTTCTGAACCAGTAAGTGATGCAGTTGCAGATGGATTGACATTTCCTACGCTCCCAGTCGCTGAAACGCCGGTAAGCGCAATTGTGATGCTAACGCCTTGATTTCCGACTTCGCCCGTAGCCTGCACGCCCGTAAGCGCAATCGTGATGGTCGGTGATACTGCACCGGATGCGCTCGTCCCAGCCATGCCCGATAAGGTTTCGGAACGTGTAACGCCCAAGCTGCCAGCAGATCCGGTTCCCGTGTTTCCGGTGACGGGAAGGCTATCCCAGAGCGCGGCATCCCACGTTCCTGTTCCCCATGGGCCTTGAGCCATTTATGCAATTCTGAGCAGCGCATTCGTGCTGTCATTTGTTGGCATAGTCAGCGAAAAATTTCCCGCGGTGATGGTTTGGCTTCCAAACGTGTGAACGCTGATTGCCTTGTTGCTTTGCGTTGAGTTATAGACCAGCACCGCATCAAACGCCGTTGCCAGAGTGACGTTGGTCCAACTGAAGCTTGCGCTCGGGGTCCAATATCCGGTTGTTCCGCTGGTTGTCGGGGCGGTCGCATTCGTGACGGTTATTCCTCCAGCCGTATAATTTGCGCCCGAAACCTCGCCGGAAACGCCGTAAGCAGTTGTTGCTGCCCCCTGGCTTGAGCTTGCCAGATACAAGGCAGCTTTTAAGGTATCCGCACCCGTCCCTGCTCTGATAACAGTCGTTCCTAGCGCATGAATGCCTGAGAGAATTTCGCTTTTAAAACTTGTGCAAATTGCCTGCGCGTTAGCCATTCAATCCCCCAGCCTCTGTTAGTAAAACCATTGGTCTTTTCAGCTTCACATGCGCTGAACGGTGGACCAACTCATTGTCTAAGTAATATTCAATCCAGACGGTGTTTTCGTTGTCATCTTCAAACCCTCCCTCTTTTTTAACTAGCAGGGAATCATCCATCTTGCCTTTGGTGGTGGTGACTATCATTGGGTGACTATCTCCACGCCAGCCGCTCGCCCATCTGGACCGCGCACAATCCGTTTCGGTGCTGCCAGCATCTGCATCATGCCGCCCATCTGGTTCATGGTCTGATCGTGCCGCCCGAGCATTGCATCATGCATTCCTGCCATCCGATCAATCGCCATTTTCACATGGTCACCCAGCTCCATTGTTATCTTCTCAGATGCTGCCTGCTGCGCCTCAATTGCGGGAATGTCCAAACTAGGATTAGCCGCAATTCTTGCCACCATGATCTTGGTTGCCGCTTCAAGCTCGGTCTTCCAGCGGTTGAATTGTTCCTCAGATTGGAGCTTTTGCTGTGCCATCGCTGCATCATATTGCTGACGTTGCGCCTCGGTCTGTGCCGCGGTTTGAGCTTTCATCTGCTCAATCTGCATTTCTGCTTGGATCTTCGCCTGCTGGATCTGTGCATCAAACTGCGCTTTTGCCTGTGCCGCTTGAATATCGGCCTGCGCCCTCATCTGGTCTGCTTGCTGTTGTGCTTGTAGCTTCATCATTTCTGGATCAGGTCGAGGTTGTTGCGGTTGTGCTTGCTGCTGCTTCATCTGATCCAGAGCAGCGTCCAAGGCTCCCTCAATTGGTTTGGATTGCTTGAACGCTCCAATACCAAACTTCATCACCTCCACCAGCATCGGCGTGATTGCTGGGCTAGCCTGGGCAACCGGCAACGCTTCCTTCAGGAACCCACCGAACGCTTGGATGAACTCAATTCTGTCGCGCTTTGTTTGTTGCTCATCCATCTGCACCAAACTGTCAGCGGCAACCTCAATCCTGAAACTCCGCAAGGGGTTGTCTTTCAATAGTTCCAGAGCTTGCGGGATTAACTGTTGGTCAGCCGGTTGCATCTGCTGCGCTGCGGCATACATCAGGATTGTTTGCGGTTGGAACTTGCTGCAAATGACCTCGGTTTTCAGCCTAAGCAGTTCAGTTGCAAACATCGCAACGTCCTCTTGCATTGCCCTCAGTCGCAGGCTGGCATACTGACCTTTGATCTGCTGGGCAGTTGCGGTTTCGCTTGCCATAGATGCACCGCGAATAATGTCAGACAATCCGGTAATCTCATAAATCTGGTTCTTGATCTCCGTCCTAGCTCGATAACATTGCAGCAAGGCATCAGCCAGGGTATCTAGCGGAAGGAGGTCAATGCTTCCCTTAAGACCGCCTTTCTCCCCAAACGCCATCCACTTATCAACCGGGATAAGAGCGTTGTTCTCGCCCTCGGTCATCAGACGTTGCAAGGCAGGCTGGCTTGCGTCATAGACTCCGCGCACCCGTAAAGCCTTCACCAACCCGTCGATGCGGTCGGAGAGAATGTCTAACTCGACTGCTTGGTCTTGGTAAAGAACAAAGTCTGGGACCGGCACAAGCGTGTCGCTGGTCATCGTTGCATATAAAGGTCTGGCGCATGGGAAGAATCCCTGCAATTCCAGAGGATCATCGCGTTCGTCGATTAGCTCCGGCATAGACTTGCTGAACCAGTAGACTTTCCCAGACTACTTATCCCAAAGCTCGCAAATCTTGGCTCGCGTGTGCTCTTTGGTGGATTGTCCGTAAGTCTTCAGCGTGTCAGGGCCAGCGTCAAATGGGATTTTCTTGCCCATTTCATCGCCAAAACGCTCGATCAAGGCATCGCGTGTCATGTACACCCACCTCCAGACGCAGGTCACCTCCTCCCATGTTCTTGCTAGTGAATGTCCAAAGTCTTTCCAATGAACGTAGTCAGTAGGAGCGCATTCATACTCAATCTCCTCCATCGGTTCAACTTCACCAGCAGTAGGGTCCGTCTGCATCCCTTCTTCAGGTTCGTCAACGTCCTCGGTTACCTGAACCCCGTCTTCGGGGATGTCCTGCGCCCGAACGTGAGGCTCATACCGAACCCACGCAACGCCCCTGCCGCCCAGAAACCTGTCCTCAACGCAATATTTCATGGTTGATCGGAAATCAGGGTAATGCTCAATCTCAAAGTCTAAGGCTCGCTCAATCAGTTGCGAAGCCACCCGCCCAACTTGGTCATTGTCGCCAAACCTGCGGGAAACGTCGGCTTTCGGGAGTCGGGCATAAACAGCGGGAATTAAGGTCTGGACGTTTGACCAGAGAATGTTGAACTTTGCGGTTTCGCTGGTTGCCTGACTTCTGTTGTCATCCCGATAACGCTTAATGATCTTCTGGGTGCGCTGCTCCCACTTTTTAAAGTCGCCATCGTAAGCAGCAACTGCGTGGAGCCACTTTTGAACGCCGGTGCTGGTTGGTTCCATTTATTTGTTTCTTTCGCTGATTGCTGCGGCTTTGCTCTTAGCCTCGGCCTTGCTGGATGCGCCCCATGCCCTGAGTGCCAATGCCAGACGGGTGGGTTTCCCATCTTTTTCCATTGGTCCAGGCATATTGCCCATGCGAGCAAGGAACGAGGCGCGGCGGGGATTGTCGCCAGCCTTCACGGGAGGCTTGAGTTCACCTCCGGTTTCGGCCTTGTAGGAGGCTCGGCCCTTGGCGTTTAACCCGCCTTCAGGGTTTTTGCCTTCCTTGCGCGTCCAAGCGGCTGTCATTATGCGGAGAATATCCCGACAGCCATGACCTCAACGCCTGCGCCGGTAGTGACTTTCCACGCACCGTTTGCGCTCACAGCATTGATCTCAATGTTGTAAACGTTGATGCCTGTACCTGCAAGCGCGGGCAGTATGGTATGCGTCAAGATGCCCGTTCCAGAACCGTCAACGATCAAGACGTTGCCCGTTGCTGCGGTCGAGACGGTACAAATCAACCTGTGCAAATAATCACCGACTGCACCTGTACCGCCCAAGACCTGCGCGGTCTGTGAAGCTGCAACGTGCTCATATTGATAACGATAGGGTTTGGATACGCCACTCATAATCTGCTGCTCCTAATGGTTCTGTGGGTCGCCCACATGTCGTTTAGTGTTACGGTGTTCTCGGGTCCAACCATCAGAGGCTTGATAACATCCGGTAGCTTGACCTTGGGTTCAATGCGCCACGCAATGGCTAGCATCCGCATGGCATCGGCTGGGTGCGAAGTCCAGTCGTGTCTTGGGGTCTGCCGGAACGCTTTTTTATCCTCGTCATATTCCCGCTGGTACTGCCTCAGAGCCTCAAGTCCATCAAAGCACCGCTCCTCGTCAAACCATGTTTGTGGGAGCATCTGGCGCACCGCTTGAATACCGTCCTGAACGCTCAGATCCGGCACAATCGCCATGTTGTTGATGCCCAGATGTTCAGCCATTTGCTCAATGACCGATTTGCCACCGCTAGCGAGGGTCTTGGCTCTGGCGTCGTGCGGGAGGTAATGCTTGCCGTACTTGTAGGGTTTGGATTTGACCACCGCGCCGAGCTCGTCAATGTTTGCCCCGCTTACCGCGTAATAG